ACAGCCACAACGATCGCGTTCATTTGGATTGATAAAATCAAATCCTTCATTGAGTCCATTGCGGACCCAGTCCATTGTTATGCCATTTAGGTAGGCTAGACTTTTGGCATCTACTAATACGACAAAGTCTCGTTGGGCATAATTGGTGACTCCTGCTTCAGCTTCATACTTGTCCACATATTCTATGGTATATGCTAACCCGCTACATCCTGTAGTTCGTACGCCCAACCGAATACCCACGCCTTTTCCGCGACGTTCTAAATTTAACTTAATCTTTTTGTATGCTGTGTCGGTTACGGTAATCATTTACAGCCGCCTTGATAGCATCTTCTGCCAATATACTGCAATGTATCTTGACTGGGGGAAGTGCTAGTTCTTCGGCAATGTCGCTGTTCTTGATCGATGAAGCTTGATCCAGGCTCATGCCTTTTACCAGTTCAGTGATAAGTGAACTACTAGCGATTGCAGAACCACAGCCATATGTCTTGAAACGAGCATCTGTGATGATGCCATCTTGTACTCGAATTTGTAGTTTCATTACATCACCACACGCAGGCGCACCAACCATACCAGTACCCACAGTTGGATCATCTTTTTCAAATGATCCAACATTGCGTGGATTCTCATAATGGTCGATGACCTTGTCGCTGTATGCCATACTGTATTTATAGTATTATTTTACTTCTTTACGAGCGTTTTTCACTGCGGTTACATCATTGCGTGTTTCTTTGCACAATTTGGCTAATTCTTGCAAATGTTTACGTACACGAGTTCCGGCTGCGCCGACTTCCTTGTCATAAAACTTTTCAAAGTCGCCTTCCATTGCTTCTACTAACGCTGTAAATTCTTGATATTTTGAACTCATTCTAATTCTCCTGTAATGTCGAGTATGTTTACTCTACTAGTAATTTAGCACAAGTACACATCTAGGTCAATGTTTCTGATTAACCTTTTCCCACAAACACATTAGGACTAGATTTGCCAATAGTTACACCAGTATTGGAAGCTGTACCTTCATTGGCCATCTTCAAATTCTCAATAAACACAGTGGTATCACAAGTCGGAATAATACTGCCATCCCTCATGATTGAACCTTCGGTAACTGCAAGACAAAATTTTGGAACACCTGTTACTTGCAAATTTACAAATACCGTGCTTTGAGGTGTGGATACTATAAGATTGCCAGGCCCGCATTGATCTAACAGGAGTCGAGAAGCGGATTGATCAGTCATTATGCTTGAGTCGTGGTCGTAGGATCACCAGCAATAAGTTTGGCACTAGATTCAAGTGCGGCGGCAGATGGGGGTAAAAATAATTTAAGGAATCGGTTTTTGGCATCATCAAACCATTTGGTGAAACTGGTGTAAGTATCAGTGCTTAAAATCCAATTTTGTATACTTACAGTTGCGCCGATGATAATGTCAATTACTTTAACTGTTGCTGTTATAGATGTTTGCATGATCTTGCCGTCTACAACGCTTTCTTTTATTTGGACTGCTGTTTCAGGCATTGTCGGGGCATTGGCTTGACCTAATACAGCCTTATCAAAATTGTTTTTCTTAATTTGATTAGGCGCACGAGCGGCATCTATAACAGTGCTGAATCCAGTGGCACCGGCCAAACTGAGCAGGGGAATGGCTGCTTTTTCTAAATTAAATGGCACTGATTCGTAGTTAGGTATAATTTCTTGCAATGAATTATTAATCTGAGCCAGCGTATAATCAATTTTTTGTAATAGGGCTACTAGTGCCACGGTCTGTGCGGCTATCGCTTCGCCATAGGTATCAGTCACTGTCACTACAACTGGAACAAATGCCGGAGTTCTGCCGTCTGGGTACGGCAGATTGCTTGTTCCGGGTTGCGGACTGGCTACAAAAACTTGGGTCTGCCCGTAAGCCATATTAGGTTACCGTGGGTAGTGCTGGACTACCAGATATTACAAGAACATTAGATTGTACAGCAGCCGGTGTAGGAGGAAATAATGCCGCTAGTAATGTGTCTTTGGCCTTGGTCACATAAGCTGTTATACTTCGATACACTTCTGTTTCGACTATCCAAGTCGAAATGGAGGCAGCTTGTGTGGTTACAAAGTTAGTGACCGCACCTTCAGAAACAGCTAAACTATTCATAGTAATTGAGTCTGTGATTGTTTCTTTAAGCTGTACAGACATTTCAGGTTCAGGCGGTACTGTTTGTCCAGTCTTTATCAGTGAGGCTTTAGTGACTGCCATATCAAAGTTATTCTTTTTAATGTTGCTACTGGCTTCGGCAGCTTTAATAACTGTTGCGCTTGAAGTTGCAGTTGCAACACTAGCAATGGCAATTTGCAGATCAGATGTGGCCTTGGCTGTTATTTTTGAATTATCTTTAAGTGTCTGCAATGAATTATTGATCTGGCTTAGTGCGCCAAATATAAAAACAAGTTCAGCAGTTATGGCTGTTGTTTGTAATGCTATTGCGGTGGCCGCATCATCTGTTATTGTGGCCGTTCCTGGCCCTGTCATCGTTACTACGCTTGGCATACTAATCTCCTAAATTGATATTTATACCAGTTTGATGCCAGTGGTATTTTGAATATATGTATCCGATGCATCTTTATCTGTGGGAGCTAGTACCATTACAGTGGCCCTATTTATAGTGATATTTGCATCTGGACTGGTAGTGAACAAAAAGGGAACTAAAGCTATACCTTTTTGACTTGCGGTTAGTACCAACGGTTTGCTAACTGTGATAGCCATTGGGTTTTCTTCAACTAGTTTAGCGACAATTTCTTCGCCCGCAGTTGTTTTAATTGTTACTACTTCGCCTATCGCGATGCCTTTGTTAATTAACATATTATCCTTTGAGTGTGTTAAAAAAATCTTCGTCTTTGTCAGCTAGGCCCTGAAAGCCGCCTGGAATAAGAACTCCATCTTTAAAAATCTGTGGCACTGAGCGCAGGCCTTGTTCCATCAAGAATTCACGTGCGCCAGTGTGTTCTTCCATCTTAATAATTTCAAATGGAACTTGTTTGCTTTCTAATAGTGCTTTTGCCCTGTCACAAAATGGACAGTTGTTTTTTGAATATACTGTGATCATATTATAGTTCTGGTAGCTCACTATAGTCGATGGCTTCACTCATGATGCCGATAACATAGTTTGTACTTTCATTCTCCTGTAGTGCTGTTTGTTTCTTGCTTGTATCGCTATGTTTGTTAAACCAAGGAATGGGTGTTGATTTTGGTGCAGGATTATTGTATTTGATTCCAACATCCTTAAGAGAATTTGCGGCTGTAAAATCTACAAACTCTTTTAGAATATTAGCATTAAGTCCAATCACAGGACCCTTGCTAAACAGATAGTCTGCCCATTCTTTTTCCTCGCGTATCACATCCATATACATATTATACACTTCTTGTTCACATTCTGCACGAGCTTCGGCAAATCGAGGATCTTCTTTCACCACAGTGTTGATCATTAGTGCAGTCCATTCTTTGTGTAGTATCTCATCTTGTAGAATCAAACTAATAATGTTTCCATTGCCAATAAAGATCTTGTTCTCTACCATGGCTAGTGAGGTGGCAAATGATACCATGAAGCGGAATGCTTCCAATGCATAGCTCGCGTGTAGTGCCAACCAAATCGCTTTGATGTGAGTTTTTTCATTAATTTTTTCACCTGCTTCTTTACGGCAGTTAATAAGGTGTAATGCATCATAGTAATTTCCTACACTTGAAGCCATGTCAACTATTGCTGTTGTATCATGTATTGTATTAAAGATATCTTTCGGCACGTTATAAATGTTTCGTATGATATGGCTATAACTTCGACTGTGTATGTTAGTTTCAAAGAAACTCCAATTGTACATTAGTGCTTCTACTTCCGGTAACGAACATACCGGAGTAAACACCTGTGCTGGGCCGCGACCTTGTAGACTATCTAGTGCTGTTTGTCTTAACAAGTTACTGGTAAAAATATGTTTGACAGCATCACTGGCATCTTTGAAATCGTTTGAATCTTTGGTCAAACTAATTTCTTCAGGCACCCAAAAGAAGCCACGTGCTGTCTGTTCAATCTTTTGAATCTTGGGATATTTGACTTCTTCGAATCGTTGGATGGTAACTGGACCTGCTGGATCCAAAAACATCTTGCGACCTAGGTAGTCTGTTTTTGTTTTTAAGTTGTATTG